TATGCGATTATTTATTATAAAACTATTAATTAAAATACTATATCCAAGAGCTAAGAATATTACTATTGCTTGGAATAATGGCTTAAAAGTTAAAACCTATTATTAATAACTGATCTTTATATTATTTAACAAAGGGTAATAACTGATCTTTATATTTAAGATGGCAGGGTCATTTATATTTTTAGAGACAGGGTCAAAAGATTTTTAATAACAATGAAAGGAAAAAGTAAAATGATACACGAACACACAAATGATATGTACAGCTTTGAGGAATGTAAAAAAGAACTACTCAGAGGTGGATTAATAACCAATAAAACAAGTAAATCTGAAATTGACGATATTATAAATGATGTTGGTTTTAATACTTGCAATAGATGTGATAAATATACAGGAACATTAGAATTGCTTTGGGATTGTGATTATAGATTGGAAGATGGTTGCGTGGCTGTTTGCGTAAGCTGTTCTAAGGGTTCTGAAATATCTTATGCTGAACTAGAGCGTGAAAGTGAGGTGGAGTGATGGCTAAAGATAAAACAAGAATATTTGTAACTGAATTTGTAGAGCATATATTTGTTGTGGATACAGATAAACTCGATGAGGAGATTGATAGGATAGAGCTAGATTTTAGTTGGAAGGTCAAACCTGTTGGTGAAGTTGGTGATGATTACAGGAGAAAGCAAACGCATTTTAACCTTGAGGTGGAGTGATTGAAACTATAAAACATTTACTAGGCCTATGTGGAGAACCACACGGATTAATACACATGATATTCACAATAAGTGGATTATCAGCAATAACTACCTATGTAAAAATGAAGATTAGGCGCAAATAGAGCAATTCATCTTTATATTATTTTAAAAAGGGTATTTTTATAATTAATAAGAAAGGGTAAGAAAATGACAAGAACCGAAACTGCTGAATTATCAAACAAACTAACTTTAGAAAATCTTGAGCAATTAATTTGGATTTTTAGAGATAGGATTCACATATATGCAGGACTTGTTCCAATAAAAGATGGGGCAGGGCTATGTATCTCTGGAGATTTAGACGAAGAAACTCCTGTATGTTTTAATGGCGCTTCATTACAGATGAATATGGAAGGGGCAGTTAGTGATGATGGTAACGATAATTACTTATGTGAATTATTAAAACGCGCTGATTTAAAACAACTAATTAAAGAAAGTGAGGAAAGCAATGACATTAATAAAGCATGAGGATATTAAAGTCGATATTCGGAGTGATTGTTCTTTATATATCACTATAAAGGGTAGATGTTATTATATCGAGAATTCGGCTGCGATGAAAGGCATAAGCGCTTGGAATGAAGGTAGTGAACATAAAGATCAGGTAGATTGGACTTTATATGATAACGAGCAAGTTGAGTTAATAAAAGAAAGTGAGGTGGAGTGATGACTATAAAAGAACTAATTGATAAACTTAATCAAATACCAAAAGAGCATTTAGACTATGGAGTATTATTAGAAACAGGTGCAGATACTAGCGATAATCAATGGTTGCAAACTGCTAATCTTCACGCTAAAGGTAGTAGTGGATATGAACTTGATGGTGCATTAATATTAGAAAGTGAGGTGAAGTGATGGAATTACATAATTCGTTTTTTGTAAAAGCCTATTTTGACATGACATCAAATAGTGCGCTTGATGTAGTAAGTAATGCTAAATCAACAATTAAATATTTCGAAAAATTACATGAAATACTTGAAAAATGTGATAGTTATGATTGGAATGGTGAAGATAGTCAATGGATTCATGTATATGCTAATACTGATGATAAAAAGTTGAAAAATATCTTAATTGAAAAATACTATTTTCAAGAAGAAAGCGAGGTGTAGTAATGGAAGAATATGATAAAGGCTATGAAATAATGCAAACTACGTTAATACTACAAGATTGTGGTTATGCGTATGCAAATGCCGAAGATATGTACTTTCATATACAAGACGTAATTAAAAGACATAAGGAGAAAGATAGTGGAGAGGGTGATTGGCTTGAAAGTCTAAGAAACTTTATAGAAAGTGAGGTGGGGTAATTTTATATTATTTCACAAATGGTATTTTTATAATTAATAAGAAAGGGTAAATAATGAAATATAAAACAGGGGATCAGATTACTCACGATGGATTCCAAGCTGAATTAATTAAATATATTGGTGAAGGATATTGGATAGTGGATACAAAAACTTGGGGGTGGGATAAGTGGCACGAGGAAGATTTTAAGTTACTATTTAAAAAAATAAAAGAATGCGAAGATTGGGTAAAAAACAATTAAAGGGTTATTTTCTCTTAACCTTTTTATAATTAGCACCCTTAAAATTCCCCTTGCGCCTACGATTCGCTTCAGCCAACTTATGCTCATACTTCATAAGCAAGAAACACTTGCGCAGCCCTTCTACCTGAAGATGCTTAGACCAATTTAAGATAGCACCACATAAGAGCTTATCATTTTCATCTTTATAAGCCAACATACAATAATAATCAAGCTCTGGCCTACCTAAATTGCATTGATTATGATGATATTTATCGCTTAGATACTCTTTTATATTATCTGACAAAGGGTCAGTTAGTTTGAGATCTAACTTGTCTATAATACTACTCAAAGGGTCTTTTATATTGTCTTTCACAGGGTATCTTTATATTTATATCAAAAGGGTCATGGTAATGATAGTTTGAATGATAGTTTTCCTTTATATTACTACCAAAAGGGTGAAAAATAGGGAGTGAAGGGGGTTTATTATTGATAGTATTGATAGTTTCAAGCCCCAAACTATCAAAACTATCAAAACTATCACGCCCTCCCCCAAACGCTTATTCTGTCTCATAAAAGGTCATTTTAGTCTTTTTATAGCGCCCATGAGACAACTTTTTCACTATCCCAACCGACACCATCTCCCCCAACCACCGATGCGCTGTAACCTCTGACACATTGTCACCCTGGGTATCTCCACAAACATTAAGCCACTCGTAAGTCTCAAAATCATTGGCCATTCTATCCAGGTGTTGTTCCCACTTCGTCTTACGAGGCTCTGGCACAACCAAACCCTTAATCTTATCACTAGAAACCAACCCACCGCAGACCACCGCCACGCCACCTTGCGGCTGATCGTTTATCTCTATACCATAGATACCAGGGTTCTTCGATCCCATGCGACTTTTGCCCACCGCATACAAACTAAAGTCGGCATTCGTCTTACAGACCATCGAACAATATTCATACCACCAGTTAATCACACTTGACCCTGCCATTCTCTCTTCGGTTACTCCCTGATCCTGTGTATTTTTGTTAAAGTGATGAATAACCACCAGCGCAGCATCGCTCTGCCCCTTTAGCTTCTCTATCTTACGCAACAAAGGTTTGATCTTATCCGCATCCGATATATTGCTTGCCCCAGAAAGCTGATATAAATTATCAATAATAATCACCTCTGGCTTTTGTATCTCCACCTGCGCCTCAATCAACGGAAATACCTCTTCAAAATCACCTGGCTTAGTAATTAACGTAAAATTCTCAGCGCACTTGAATTTATCAATAGCATGACCCACCGTCAGCTTCATAATCCTTGAGCGTGTTTCATCAATACCATTCTCAAGGTCCACATACAGCACCTTACGCATCTTCGGTATCTCAAATCCAATATACCCAGTCTTTCCTGCTGCGATCGACAACGCTGCCCCCAGGTATAAATAACTCTTCCCTGCCTCAAAATCACCGACAGCTATCGTCTTCTTGCGCATCGGAATCATATCCTTTACCGCCCATTCGACCTCACGATAAGGTGCATCCCAAATATCAAGGCCTTTTAGCACGCTTGTGCCGTTTTTAACCACCTTGTCATCGGTTACTTCGCCATTTCGTTGTAAAAAATCGGTCAAATCTTCCCCATTCTTCAATTCTATATCCGATTTTCTAGCTTTGGCCATTTAAAAGCCCTATCATCTTAACTTCAGCCCTCTTGCCTGCCTCATCATCATCAAAAATAACCGAAATATCGCTAAATTTACTCGTAATTACACCAATCAAGTCACTTGAGGGCGTACAATTTGCCCCATTATTAAAAGAAATCGCCTGCCTACCGCTACTAATCATCGAAATACAATCTTTTTCCCCTTCCACAACGTACAATGTCCGATTCCCCTTATATTTATGCAGCATATGCCAATACGGATACACAAATGTCTGTGCATGGCCTTTGACCTGCATACGTTTATGCCATTTTATATTCACCAGATCACCAACCGCATCAAAATATGGAAAAACAAAGCCATTATCCCAACCGATAAACAATTTTTTCACAATATCCTTATTCCAGGGGAGATCCTTGCAATATTTATCATAATTGAGTAGTAATTCGTCCATCGCAGCGTTGATCACATCAAAATATTTGATTGGCAATGAAGTCGGTGCTTGCCATGTCTTTTTCTTAATAACGACCTTATTGGCTAAATTTGGGGCTTTTTCTCCGACCATTTCTGCAAATTTCCTTATATTTCCCTTAACATTGCAGGCATGACAATAAAATACACCATCATCCCTAAAACTAAAACTTGGCTTCGTATCATCGTGAAAAGGACAAATGCCCTTATATTCTCCATTAGAACCACGCTTGATTCCTTGAACATGGCGCTCAAATATCTCCAGCATTGCGCCTCTCCTTGCGCTCTCTTCTTTTCTTTGCTTTATATTGCTTTATCTCTAACGTCTTTTTGCGTTTTAAACGCTTACGATTCTTACTTTCCTTATTTGGCACTATATTTCCTTATCACAATGTTCTTTACAATCTGAGCATATATCAGTCAAAATTATAGGTGCATTACAGCAAGTGCTTTCGTCTTTCATTATTTATTTGCCTTATAAAACGCATTACAAAACCCTGGTGATGATATACTTCTTCGCTCTTGTCTTGTTAAATGTTCATTCCCTATATAATGTATTTCTTTTGATTTAAGCTTATCAAATTTTGGCATCGTACATTCTACTGGATTTTTCTTAGGAGTATTAAAGAATCCCCATACACAAGTTTTCTTTTTATAATTATCACCATATTCGTAGGGCTGGTATACTAAAGTCGGATGACCTAAAAATCTTCGTAAAAACCCAAAAGGATTTTCAAGCATCCAAAATTGTAAATTTGTTTTTTTAGCCGTTGGATATGGTATTTGATATTGACATTCCCAAATAATTCTTAAACAATGACGCACTAATAACATACCTTTTTCCAAATCTCTCGGTGTTTTTGAATTTGTTTTAGCAAAAGAAAACTCTGTGCAAGGCGGATTCGCAATAATACCATATACATTGGGGGGGGGTTGGTAATTCTCAACGCCAATATTTTTTCCGATCATTCTTACATCATATCCAGCATCTAAATATGGTTTTGAGTCGCTACCAATATCAGCGCATAAATGTAAAATAATCTTATCTTTATTCACTACGCATCTTTCTTCAACTTATCAAGCTCCATACAACACTTAAATACTCTCCATCCCCAATCAAGCTGCGATTTCCCTACAAAGTGATGCGAGAATGCACCAGAGTTTTTGTCAAGCTTGAGTATCATAGCCGACTCAATCTTCGCTTTAGGCTGCAATTCCAAATACATCTTCCGATAAGCTGCAAGTTGCGCTGTCATCTCTGGGTAAATCCCCTTACTTGTCTTAAAATCTCCTAAAACCAATGCGCCATTAATTCTGGCTATAAAGTCCGCAGTACCTCCTACCCTATATTTTTCCGACACCATCTTTAATTCAATGGCCTCATACTTAGGCTTAGTCATCTTCTCCCACTCAAGATAACCTAAAAAAGCATTCTCAGCCTTTTCTATTTGCTCTGCGGAATAATCATCTAGCTCAGGCTTTTCACCTTTAATATGGCTTTCGCACAAATAATGAGCTAGTGTACCAATCGCACCTGCTTCTTTCAGTACCGCATCAGGATCTTCACCTGCCAGAGCGGTCCTTCTCGCCCAAGCCACCAATATATTTTTATTCCATCCTAAGTTATTTAGAATAGTTGTGACACCTTTTGCCCTTGTGCCGTCTTTTAGCTTATACGCTGTGTGTGCTTTTGTCTTTGCCATTTACCATTATAGTCAGCAACCGTTTTTTAAGTCGCAGGCTATCCTTTCCTTCTTCTGTTCTTTTTTTGATTAAATTCTTATAGACCTCTACAATTTGATAATATCTAACTAGCTTGGTTTCCAATTTCCACCCACCTTTTTAGTTGTTCACGCAATGCCTCATTCACAATGTCCGCAACTGATTTGTCTTTGATCGCGTGCTTAATTTTTATTGCTTTCCATACGTCAAGCTCTAATTGACAGGAAAATGCCTTTGTTTCCACATCAGGCCTGATAAAATCTTTATTAAAACTAGGTGTAAGTCTTCTGATTAGTTTTTCTTCAAGAGCTTTGGCTTGGTTATGGTCATCAATTTTTTTATACTTTGCAAGATCATAGCTGATCTCATGCTTCTTTAGCCGACTAGGCACACTTGTAGAATAACCGATATAGATCAATTCATGGTCTAAGTAAAGTGCATAAATACCTGTAAAATTAACTTTTATCTTTGGATTAAACTTTCTCCACATTATTTCCCCCAGATTTGTTCTTTCACAAGTGTGGCCATAATACCATAATTGCTTAAATCTAAGAACGCATCTTCCAAAGGCTCATCATCAACGGCAGAACTACCTTTCCGCATAATTAAGTTCTTTGCTCGTTCTATTTTATCATTCATACGAAACCATATACCAGATAGCGCCATATGCACTTCTTCTGCTGTCTCCAGGTTCGTACCTACAGAAATATTACCGCTACCATAATCGTGTTGCTTTCTACAGAACAATTCGTACTGCTCTCGCTGTAGCTGCTTAAATCGCTTGGTCATTGCAGGATATTCTTTTTCCATCTTTTCTGTAATTTTTATCTTTTGTAAAGTTTCATCAGCCATTCAAATATCTCCATATTCTTAATAATGTTTTATTACCATTGACCCTTAAAAACCAATCCATGTTTTCTTTCTGCTTATCGCTGCGACCATCTCTGAAATAACGGTACAGGTATACAAAGAACCATCGTGTCATAGATCATCCCCATAAACCTCTGGTATATCCGCTCCGCAGCTTTCGCATTCCCAACGGTCGGTTCTGTAATCATACCCATCCCATAAGTGAACAAGTGTTTTATGGCGGCAAGTTTTAGAAGTATGCGACACTTTATCTGAAGGTGTATTCCGAGGTATAAATGAAAGGATAGCATCGCACACTTCTATTAATACATAGGCGAGAAAATCAACAAGCCTTTGCCAAACCCAGCCTATCTTCTTTTTCTTCTTCTCGCCTTTTTCAGTTTCAGACCACATACGGTTAATTCCGAAACCAAATTGGGATGTGTGGCAAATCCACATCGTAATCTTTTTTGTTCATCGTATCCTGCATAGGGGCATCTTTTATTTTCTATAAGCGGACATTTTTCAAACATTCTACCCAATCATCAAAAGTCATACAAACAAAAGTGATGCCCCTGTCTTCACGAAACATCACCACATCACAATTACCTAAAGAGAGCCATTTAGGGATCGTTTTACGTCTTTTAGCTTGCACCAATATATCATCCGCTTTGATATCGACATCAGGCGACTCCCCAAAACTGCGCCCATCCGATCCCCAGGCTCTTTTAACATCTTTAAAGCCAGCTTCTAGTAGCTTTTTTACAAGTTCGTTCTCATATCCTGTACCTTTTGCTTTGCTATTCACTTCTTCATCCCACTCTTGTTGTAGTTTTTGAATATGTAACTTGTTTTTACCGTCAAGTTTAGAACGGTAGATCTTCTTCATCTTTTTTCTTACTAAACGTAGCCTGATCAGACTTGTCTTGTACTTTTGCAAACGTAACCGACTCACCACCGTTTTTCTCTACCACCTGTACTTCTTGCAAATAGCAACTGATTGATTTCTTTGGCTTATCCCATTCTCTAGGCTTAAATACAAGATTTACCACATCTCCACCAAAAGGCACATCCATTGTTTTTTGACCATCTGCATCAAAAATACTAGGAAACTTTTCAACTCCTTCGTTCACATACACCTTTGTAGAAAACTTTGCAGTCTTAACGCCTTCGTATTCGCTTAATCCATTAATGTGCTTTACGCCAGTCTGTGCCTGCATTTCTTTGTGCAGCTTTTCTAATTCATCATTCATTTCAACGGTAACGCTATGTCCAGAATTGTATTCCATATCAGGCTTTGCCAAGTGCGACCACTTGACCGTTAAGCCTTTAATCATTTGTGCGCCCATCTTTACAGGGTTTTTCATTGTACCTGTTTTCTTATTTACGGCCATACTATACTCCTATTGTTAATTAAAACCATTACTAGCATTGCAATAATTATTATTTCTATGCAATACTCTCTTAAATACCAAAAAAAATCTTTCAATCGATCACCTCATATTCTACGTTCATTGTATCAAGCTTTCTACATATCTCAGTTATAATATGGTGTCTATGTACTTCTGATTGGGTAATGATGTCGAAAGCATCAGATGACATAGGGTCAGAAGGCTTTGTATGACGAAAGGAAGCGCCTAGTGACCCTATGTAGGAGAGAACGTCTTTTTTACTAAAATGTTTATTCTTGATTAGCTTGACTTGGCTCATGGTATGTGGAGTACCTCATGTTATAAGTTAAAATTTAATTCTATATAGATCAAATAAATACCTCATCACGAGTGACATCTATATTAAATTTTCGCAACGTAAAGAAAATCTTGTCGGCCTGATAATCTTGTAACCTACGCTTACCATTTACAATTTGATGTAGTAGCGTATGGTTAATGTCTGTTTGCCTTGCCAGCCAAAATAATGAGCGTTGGACATTAGGCCTTGTTAAAACCTCTTTAATCTTCGTTTGAGGTTGAATTGGTGTGTTAATTTTAGGTCTTCCCATTAATATATGTTCCTGTTTTGGTTGCATATGTTATTACAATTATTATTTAAATGCAAATGCTTTTTTTACAAAAATATAACTTGCATAAATGTAATATGTGTTATTACTTTTTAATATGAAAGATGAAAGGATTTAAATAAAATGGCAACAATCACCAAATTAGACAGCGATAAATACTTAATTAAATACATTCCAGAGGGATACAGGGATCTGTATAAGAATCCCTATAGGTCTATAACTATTATTGGCAAGGATCAGGCCAATATTATATATAGAGATGCGCTATTGGTGGAAGAAAGAGACAGGATTAACAGCAGGCTTAATGGAAAGATTAGTTCTGTCAATATTACTATACCAGAACTTAGCATCGGCACTCTATTTAAGGCCTTTACAATTAACGCGATACCCTATAAGCAATACGCAACTAGAACAATTAAGCGCTATATCGCATTAATGAAAAAACTACAAGATGATTTAGGTAGTGATTTTCATTTTAGTAAAATTGATTATGAGTTTTATTATAAGCGCTACGGTAATCCAAATAAGAAGAATTCTGGTATAACTGCACTTCGATGCTTAAATCACATAGGCAACTGGGCTAGGGAACAGGTTTCTGAGGGCAAAATTAAGGGTACAATCAGCGCAAAACCGATTAAGCTACCTAAGACTATAAAAAGCAAAAAGAACGCCTTAAAACAGCATCAATTAGATCGTATATTTAGTCACCCAGACATTTGCCCTATCACTAAAAATATTATTGAATTGTATATATTGACTGGATGTCGGATAAGTGAGTTGTGTAGGCCTGATTTCACTTGGCAGCAAATAGATGAGATAGAGGAAGTTGCTTATATAAAGAACAAAGGGCATAAGCGTGAGTTTGATGAACCGCTTGAGATTCCGTTCCTTAAAAACCATCATTTAAAGCTGTTAAGAAAAATCAATGATCATTTTAAGCTTATACATGATGAAGCTGACGTATATCCCATCCCTATCAGTCAAACGCGCATTCGCAGTAGAATAACTGTAGCGAGTAAAGTATCTGAAATACCATTTACACCTCACGACCTTAGAGATACTTCTGCAACTATATTATTAAGGGAATCAGGAAATATCTATGCGGTTAAAGAGCATTTAGGCCATGCGAATGTAAAAGATACGGAAAATGCCTATGCAGATTGGATTAGAGATGATAAGAAGAAATCATCAGAGATGATCGTTAACTCTTTTTATAGTTAGCTTAACTGCTCTGTAAGTTTAATTGTAGTATCGTAAACACCATAGGCAATCTCTTTAAACCGTAGGCTATCATCACTCATCCGCACATAATTATAAGAAGATCCATCGTAATATAAAAACTTATAATGTGCGCCATCGACTGCCTCGCGCATTGCCTCAAGGCTTGTTTTATACGTTGAACTACAATGCCCCAGGCTAAAGTTCCAAAACTTCTTACCACCATGTCTTTGATTAGAGAACTCATTGCCACCGTGACTGATCATCAGGTCATTGCCGTAGTTTATACCCTCAGCGCCAGTTAGCTTAACATTGGTTAGGTCAAGTTTTGTACCTAAGATAACCTCAGTAAGTGTATTATTAGCACCAGCGCTTTGTCTCATATAGTAATAGCGAGTCGCTGGGGAAGAACTGCTGACGGTTACACCAGTCCTAACGGTCCACCCAGCACTTACCGTAGCCATACTAGAGCCTGTAATACCTGTATTATACGCATTTGAAGTAGCGCTATCGCTAGCATACCAATCTAAATCATCAGCATCTTCGGCTGTGCTGTATACAGCTATACTATCAATCGTATTACCAGAGGCCGTTAAGTCAAATTGTACGGTGTCGTATTGCGCTGGCATTCCTGCTGCGGTAGCGATTGAAACATCGGTTAGTCTAGTCTCATTGGTTGCGGAAGTTGCATCAGCAGCAAAGTCGTTAGTACCACCAGTCTGATCGCCCCCTACTGGGTCTGCTGAATAAAGATTTGCGTTTGGATAGATAAAATATTTGGCCATTAGGATACCTTTATAATTTCCATTTTTGTATTATTTGGATGTTTTTCAATTTTTGTTACCATATAGTAATCAGTTCCCATTGCTGTGCCATATATTTTAATATTTGAATCCCAATTTGAAAACTTTACTATATCACCAATCTCAAGGTGATTGTATTTAGGCCTAGAGCATTTAAAATCAATAACAACTTTACGGTCTTTCATTAAGTATAAATAAGCTTCAGCAAGTTTTGTAGCCGTTGTAGAATCTAATATTTCATTAGCATCAAGCATAAGTTTTAACGTATCGTTAAAACCATTAACAGTCGTTCCTTGTGACGTAGAGTCTGTAGCTGTAGCTGTCGATTTATTACTTTTACCAGCATAATCGTGATTGTATTTTATTTCTATTGAATTTTTTACGCTACCTATAGATGTTTGAGATATGTTGCCTAAAACAATATCATTAAAATCAATAATTTGATCTTGGGAGGAGTAATCATCCTTTTGTCGTAATGTCTTAATTTTAATCTTACTATCGCCTGATATAAATATATAGGAAAAGCATAAAGAACCTAAATGTTCAATTAAATCCTTAGATGGTATAAATTTATGCTGTGAAAAAGCAAATTTAATATCACCGACCGCATCTGCAAAATATTCTCCTATATATCCATTAGATGTGTTCCCTGATGTATCAAAACTATCATAATCTATTTCACTACTTGTTAGAGATAGCTCGCTACGCAAAATATCTTCAATCATAAATACAGGATTTTCAATTAAATCATTTTCATTATAACCTTGATTTCTTGAATTAGCATCTATCCAAGATCCATACTTTCTACCTTTACCGCTATAATAAACATAGTCAATCTTAGCAGGAGTGCTATAAGTAGCTGTTCTTACTTTCATTGTAGACTTTGCAGGAACAGAAGTTTGTATAGGTGGTCCATGAGGTTGTATTACATATCCGCTTGTTGGATAAAAATGTTCATATTCTTCCACTACATCGTATTGTTCAATTTCTTCAGATGTTATGTCTATTACAAGCCCAGCTTCATATATTTGAGCAGAGTGATTTGTGTTGTCTGAGCCACTTCTAAGGCTAAATTGTATTGGACCTTCAAAGTCAAATGTAGTTGTTTTGCCGCTATATAAACTACCAACTGCGGTTTTTGTTACTGAGTTATCACTAATTGTATCATGGTCTTCGTTTACTGAATTAGCTGTATACCTAAAAGTTTCTCCATTATCTCCTTCAAAATCAGAATTTGTACCCCATTTAACTAACACCGAGACAGCGCTATAAGTGCCTATACTATTTACTTTAGGCACAGCAAATGTCATTGTTGCTACAGAGTTATTTGTAGTTCCGCTATTAGCAGCCCATGAAGCGTAGTTAGAAAAAGATCCATCTCCAATCCTTTCTTCATCAGAAACAGCATAACTACCAGAGCCGCTTTCAGATGCAATATTAGAAGTGCTAATTGGAACATAAAATGATGCCCCTGCTCCAGAAAACTCAATAACAGGATTTCTACCAGTAGCATTTACCGTTCCTGTCATAGTAGCATAAGTATTGTTTGAATAAATATACACATTTTCATTGTCTAGCGTATGTATAGCCTGGCTATCTACTGCTGCTTCAACGGCAGCCTCTTGAACATCAAATTTGTCAGTTATTATTGCTGGAAAAGCACCTTTGTAAAAATTATAATAGCTATCAAAATGTGTTGTAGGAATTGTGCCTATATCTGTTTTTTCATAAAAATCACCATAAGCCATTGGTATCGGCTTACCTATATTGTTTTCTGGTGCATTTGTATAAGTTCCTGCTGCAACTGTGTTTTTAGGAATTAGATTATGATATTTTGAAGAATTATCAAATAAAGTTATTGAAACTAATCGATCATCGTAACTGATATTACCAGCTATGATTCCGCTACCGATCATCCTTTCTGCATCATCATAATTATTTACAGAGTCAGGTTCATTAGTATTTAAAAACAATTCCCATTTTCTATTTGAAAAGTTTTTAGTAGCAAATAAATCAGAAAACCTACCGTTGTTAATAGTTCTATCGGTATTTATTAACTTTAGGGATATGTTTGAAGTAGATGTATGAAAATTAAAAAAATCTAAAGATTGTATATGTTTTCCCCATGAAGATACTATGCCATAATATTCATCTGATCCATCAATCCTTGTAACATCACTTACCCCTATAAAATTAGAAGCGCTAGTATCATCATTGTAATAAAGTTTTAGCACCCAAAAGGCTGTCGTACTAGCTTTATTTAACCTTGTAGTTAATTCGTCATCAAAATTAAGCATTAATTCTTGCGCCTGACGTTAGTGCGGTGTTAATAGCAGGGATTAATTCATTTCTTACATAATCATCCTGAACTACTCCACCATTTATATTAACTATCACGCTTGATGCTTGGCCTGACTCATTCATTTGCGTTAGCGCATCAAGACCTATAGACTGCGCAGAATCTCTTTTTATAATAAACTCTCCAGCCTGGGCTAATATCGGTACGTTATCCCTGCCATGCACAACACCACCACCAGCAAACTTTTGTACTGGGCCACCATCGTGTGCAATTTTTGGAAATAATCCAGCTAGTAAATCAAAGCCAAGCTTTCCTGCGCTAAGTTTATTAGGTGAAAATAACTGCAATATAGCAAAAGAAGCGGCTTGCGCGGTTAACTCTGCTGCTATAGCTCTTAAAGAATTTGTTACTGCTGTTCCTAATGACTGTCCATCAACAACGGCTCTAGCTAGTTGATCACTAAATCTTCTAAAAGCTTTAGCTCTAGCGTGTATAGCATCAAGCTCTATACTGTTTCTTTCTTTCTCTGCTTCACCGTTTGTTTTTGTTAAATTTGCTTCTTCTTTTTTTAAGCCTATAAGAGTTTTTAAAATTTCAATTTGTGCTAAAATAAACTCCCTGTTTTGCTCATTGATTTCCATACTAAAAAGATTATCTTCATTTGCTTTTTTTGTTTTTTCACCAAAATCTTCTAATGCTGTAGTTGCTGTATTTATTGACAGCGCTGTTTCTAATAGGTCTTTTGATGTTCCTCCTGATATTTCTTTTAAAGTAATCATGCCATCTGAGGTTTTATCTATGTCACCTGTAAGATGTATTATTTCTATACCAACTGTTTTTGCAGAGTCACTAAATGCTTCTACTTCTTTTGTCATAGTTAGAGCTGTAGGCGCGGTAGCTTTTAATTGTTTTTGCAATTCTTTTAGCTTATCTGAAAGTTGTTTTACGTCAAAATCCTTAATGCTTTCTTGAAACTTAGCCATTGGGGCTTCAAGCAAACCCTCAATACTTTGCTTAAACTCAGGTGAGTCAAATTCTCCTTTAAGTTCTTTTAAAAATCTCGTTGCAGCTTTAGCTAAGTTTCCTATTCCCTCAGTTGCTCTTTTTATAGAAGGCATTAAAGTATCACCAATTTCAACAGAAAGAAGTGTAACTGCATCCTTCATGTTGCTAAATGCGCCTTCAAAAGTTTGAGACAGCCTATCGGTACTTCCTGCAATACCAACAGTAGGATCTTGTAATGATTTAATTAATGCTTCTCTAAACTCTGGCAATGTGGTTTTTGATAGGTCTGCAAGACCTTGAGAATCTTTAATAATATTTAAGATTCCACGCTCTCTTAGAATATCGGCTGCTCCAGCGCCTCCAGCGAACGCTCTTCCGAAAGAGTTTGCAGCTTCGGTAGCTGTCGTACCCATAAATGCTGCAAGGTCGGTGATTTCTTTTAACAGCATTTGTGAATTTGCACCAAAAGCTTCTAACTGCGCTCCAGCATTAACTACGTCATCTAATGTAAATGGTGTGGTTGCAGCTACATCGTTAAACTTGCTAAAAGCTTGCTCTGCCTTTTGAACCGAGCCTGTTAAACCCACAAGCCTTGTTTTTACAGACTCAAATTTTGATGCATCTCTTATAAATTTTCCAGTAACCTTACCAGCAGCACCTATTGCAAATGTATAAAGAAGTATATTATTTCTTAACGCACCTATTTGCCTTCTTAAACCAGATGTAGTACCTCTAAGTTTTTGATTAGACTTCTCATAGCCCCTAGTGGCCTTATCAGCTCTTTGAAGTTGCTGTTCTAGGTTCGTAAACCCCTTAGCTCTGACTTCTATTACAAATTTATTTGCCATTATTCATTTCCCTTGATCTTTTTTCACAAGCGGTAAGCTCTTCACTAATAACACGAAAGATGTCAATCGTTTTTGCATCGGCATTATATAGGGTGTCTGATAACGGTAAGTTAAATTTATTAGAAACAAAGTAATCGTCTATATAGCCCTCTATCTCATTGTCTAAAAAGAACTTAGGGTTGCAAAAGAAATTAAGGTTGTAGTAAAGATTTTGACCAATAGAGAACTTATTATGCTTGTCCTCTGCTATAATACGAGCGCACTCATCCCATATCTCATCTTCTGTAAATGTGATTATCTTGCCCAGAGTAGGGCTTTGAGCTTCGTAGGTAGTGACTTTAGTAGGATAGAGGCTATTCCCCCATCCAAAAAAGTTAGCCCAAGTTGAGATTCTTACTTTGCAGTTTTTTTTTGATCTAAACCCTTATAGTGCATATAGACATCATTCAATACCTCGTCTATCTGTGCATCATCTAATTTTTCTAGGGTTTCTTCTGGATTGGAAAAGGCTTTTTCCATACACCAGTTTAACAGATCAAAATAAGCGTCTTTTTCGATGGTGTTTTCATCCCAAAACACCTTCATCTCCAAACGATGAAGTTCTCTACGCTCACCAAAAGTGATAGGGCGAATCTCAAATTCACCATGCTTTGTTTTTATCATATTTTATCAGGTTGTAATTGCAATAAGGGGATTGCTTCCAGATGCAAAGAACTTAGTCGATACATCAAGCATCATTGCATTTGCTTCGTTATAAGCAACGCTTGTTATTCTTCCATAGCTACCAATAAACCCAAAGCTAGTAGCACTAGCTATTGTAGCGTGATTTGCTACATTTGAAACCACTTCTGTTCCTGCTTTAAAAGAACTAAAGTAGTCTGCTGTATTGCTATCATATTTAACGGTTGCATCTAAGGTTACTGAGGCTTCTGGAACAGCCCTAACAATGGCATCTGGGTTGCCATTTGTACTTTGTCCTACAAATTCTGCTGGATTTTCTATATTCAAACTAAAGCTTTGTATAACAGAATTTTCAGCACCAGCTATAGTTCTTTTTACTCCTGCGCTTAATGTTGCGAGTGAATAGTAGCTTGAACCATAAGCTGTAAAGGCGGAAGCTGCATTTGGGTTGGCTTGATCATAGCTAGAAAGATAACCAGTACGCGCTGTAGCTGTAAAGCGCAAGCGACCTGATTCATTGGCCATATCGCCACTAATTGATAATGAGGTAATAACACAACCTGGGAAAATAATAGACCTGTTTTCATCGCTTGACCCATCATTTGTTGTAGGATTTACCACAGCAAATGTTAATGTTTTAGTGGCATCTCCACTAACGCCAGTTTGCAATTCATCTGGCTGGTAATTATAAGGTACAGTTACTACATCGGTATCTACAGTTGCACCGCCTAATACGTTTTGAAGTAGTATTGGAGCAATCGTTGTATCAAAGACTCCAGAAAAAGTAATTTCCTTTGTAACACCTTTTTCATCTATTAAAACATCTGCCGAGTCTGCTACCCTACCATCTGATCCGCTACGAGCTTCTAAGACTTGTGTTAAATTAAAATTAGGCATTTCAATATTATCTATATTTACTAGATTCATGTTGCCATCAAGCTTTGCAGTTCCAATAGTCGTTTCACCATCTATTGCTAACTGAAATTGTTTTGGGCTAAATGCTTGTCCGTCTAAAGCCATTACTTAGACTCCTTCTTACTGGATGTTACTTTTTCTAAAAATTCTTTGGCTGCCTCTGGCACTTTATCAAAGTCTACAGATTTGCCACTATTTAATGCGTTCCAATCCTCAACTGTCAGTCCTTTGTAACTGCCAAATGAGCTAATTGGTTTTTTTGCTTTATATTTTGCCATCATTAATACCTTAATCGTTTACGCATATACTTCTTCAACTACACATAAGAACTCTATACTACTTGAAAGGTAATTAGAGTTCTCTCTTTCTAAATCATAGTTTACAGATTGCAATCTAGCATTATGCCACTCATAGCTAAAGTCAGCAGGGAATACTGTAAACGCTTTATCATCTGAAGTAATAAAAAACTGATCGGTGCTTGTGATAAGAATAGGTCTTTTTAAAATACGCAACTCTTCAGAATCGCTAGTTAAAAAATTATTACCACCAGAATCAACAAAGTATAGAAAATCATCAATGCTTGCTACATTTACCCTAATAATTTCCTTCAGTCTCTCTACAATGTTAATACGGCTGTCTAAACTGCGATTTTTGACGTATCTACCGCGTTCTTTTTCATTATAGGTGATAAGTATCGAGTATTCACGAATCGCACCATCTGAGCGTAATTCAATGATTTCATCCCTTCTAGGCGTTAAATGAAAGAACGAGTTTCCTCTGTACACACTATCATAGCGTATAGGAATATTGCGAAATTCTTGAGCAATTAATAGTCTCAAGTTATCCAATACGTTCTGATTAAATGTTTTATTGTAGCTGATCATATCAATACATTGCAGTTAAATAAAAGTTCTACCACTTGATATGCGTTCTCTGCATCTTCAAGCTCTGGCTCATAATTAACAAAAGTGATGACAGCATCATTCCATTTATAGCTAGATGAGGGGCTGTAATTTGAATTATTGCCAACCAGTCGCTTTATTCTATCTGAGTAATTCATTAATTGTTCTAAATTGTTTCTGCGTGAGTAGATTCCAGGCGTACGTCTGTATATTCGCATAAGTACACCGTATAATCTAATCTGGTCTTCTGTGGTAGGTTGGTCTAGTTCGTCTTGTACTGGGATAAATCGCAAAAAGAAATTTCCACGATTCTTGAAATCAATGTCATAAAATACAGGTAGCTTATTGAACTCACCCTTAATTAGTGATTCAAGTGGGTCAATAACATTGTCTTTAATAACTGCGGTGTATTGGGTAGCCACAAAACTCTACTTACGCCTTTTAACGCGCACTTTCTTTTTCTTTTTCTTCTTCTTTGTAGCGTAACCGTAACCTTTGCCCTTTGGCATATCTTATCTCCTAGAAATTTGTTCTGATTTTACTTCGCCATGCTCTTCTGGTAAGCCCATGACTATAATGCTCCACGCATCGTTGGTCGTATAGACTCCTTCGCCAAAACGTATATACATTCCGTAGGCCAAGCCTTGATAATCGCCATTGATTTCTTCTGACTGTATCACTTCTTCCATCGCTAGTCCTTTGTCGTTCTTAACAAAGACACTATACTTAACGCTGGTGTTTTCTGTTCCTGCTGTAAACGTACCGCCTGCGGTGATCTTGACACGAACATCGTCATAGTCTACGGCTGGTAGCGCGATTGACTTTGTGTCTAAAATACCACCAGTAGTATTGGCATTAACAGCTACAGGTACAATTCTGCCTTCATTCTTTTCATAGCTAGACTCATGCCATAGTGCATATTCGCCTCGTTTTAATGAGTCAAGCATACCATCACCATCAGGTGAGATATAGCGCTGCTCTACTTCTAAAGCTCTTTCAGGATCTACAGGTCGCATCAATTCAGCGCAAGCTAGTCCTGCATTAGCGCTAATCAATACAAAGTCATAATCTCTGCTTGCAGCACCCTGGTCTTCTGATTTTGTACGTTTAAATATTGGTCTATTGATATATGAGCGAATACGATCTGCCTGCTCATTTACTACGCGCTGTTTGACTGTAGCCCAGTCTTCTCCTGCTTCATAGGTTAGGTTATCTGGGTCTACTGAGCTGTATACATACAGAGCATCTTGCGCAGAGTCGTAGTACGCATCATCTGAAGAGTCTACAGCTCCAAGTGATGTCTGCATATTCATCTCTTTGCCGTCAACATAACTCATACTTACATAGCCTGAGTTATAAGCAGCGTATACGTTTGTTGAATAGCTTTGAAAGTTTTGTATTAATCTTTTTCGATCGTAGTTATCAATATTTGGTTCAACACCTTGAAGGTCGGTATTAATATTACAAAAAGCCTCAAGTCTGGTAGCCATTATGCAAGTCCACTTTGTTTACTGTTAATAAGTTCTTGTTCCTCTACGGATTCAAACGAACAGACAATCTCTGGCACATCCAATGTATCGATCATCGCCAGTAGGTTTGCAAGTTTTTTAAGCGCTTTGATGGATGTTTCGGTTTCAAAGTCTTTTTGTATTGACCTGCTCAATAATCTTATTGCACGAACCTCATCCATCATTGTTTGCATTCTTTCCGCTAAATCCATTACTTAAACCCTTTTCGACTACTTAACGTAGCCATTTAGTGACTTGTTCGACAAACTCATCTGCATCGCCTTTACCACCAGCGTTGTAATAATCTTTCCAGTAATGCGACATTCCTTCTACGCTGCTAGGCATACGTTTAGGTACTCTCCAGTATTTAATACGACAATGCACTATGCCTGCTGCAATATTCTTTTCTAATATCTCAGCCCAAACCTTATTGTCATAAGTTTGCCAATACTTCATATCAACCAAACTGGCATCAGCGCATTTTTGCATTAACTTTGGCCTATGTTTTAAGTAGTGCATACAATTATCTACGGCTGTGGCTGGCTCTACTTGAAAGAATGATTTAGCTGGACCATCATTCATTTGTGTAATGTATTCATAGCGAGATTCTATTATGCCTGTGGCTAGTACCATATCTACGGCACTATCTGAAGCATACTTCTTGCCCATTGCGTTACAAGTGCGCTGTATAATTGAGCGCATTTGCTTTATGCTAACCATTTAAAAGTTGTTTTCAATAAATGGCTTTACTTCATCGTTCCATATTTTGTCATCGTCTTTGCCTCTGCTTTGCTTGACTGCAAAGTCACCAATCATAATCATAAGCTTCTTCATGCCATGTTTTCTTACAAGTCTACCTACTAATCGTTTAAGCATATTATTTACCTGCTACTTTCTTGATACTAGACCATACGACATCTAATAGAATATCGTCTTTGTCTGTAGGGCTTAGTTTTACTAATTTTTCACATACCATAAATCCTAGCAAAAACCATTCCCAATGTTGTGTAAAGAATTCCATAATTAACTCACTCCTTTTAACCATGCAAAAAGACTACTAAAAACAAAAGTAATCGTGGCCAGTATCCCTGCAAACCAAGATTGTTTATTCTCTAAAGCTCGCACTCTGCCATTTTGCGCTTTTATGTCTACTCTAATTTCTTTTGTAACCTCAAAATGAGCCTGGTGCTTTTCTTCCAGTCTCGTTAAACGGTCAAGCATTTCATCGCGATACGCATCTAGTTTCATTTTGTTGACTTTCTACGCTGCTTAGAACCGCGACCGTTACCAAGTTTTGCCTCAATATAATTTAATTGATCTGTAAGTTCGTCATTTAACTCTGCAAACTTTTCAATCATTAAATTCTTAGAATCAATAAGTTTTATAATGATTTGATGTAAGTCATCAATCTTTTTATTTAACTCAGATGTCATCCATTTAAATGTCATCCATAATATTCCTGCTGCTAATCCAGCAAAACCTACTTCGGTCCAATTTTCCACTATATCTCTTTTCTAAAAACAAGGGGGAGACAAAGCTCCCCCTTTAGGTTGTTATGCTTCTTCAGTTTCTAAACTATTTTTTAAGCTAGAAACGAAGCTTTGTCTACCCATTTCCATCTGCTGAAGATTGAACTTTGCGTTGTCAACCTTGCGATTAAGGTCATTGATATGAGCGACCATTACCTTTTCTTCGTCTTTCATATCATTGATCTTATACTCTTTTTCATCGAGTACAAGAGTTGGTTCGTTTTGTTTCTCTTTTTTAGCCATTTTAGACTCCTGTTTATCGTTATTTGAAAATGTTTACTTTTTCCATTAGAGTTTTATTTTTTTCCTCTAATTCTCTTGTGCGCTTCGTTTCTATTGCGCTAATGCGACTATTTAGGTCGCTTAAATCTTTTTCAATTATTTCTATATGTCTTTGGTTATCTGCCATACGCTTCTGGGCTTGGTAATAACTGCCGACAATAATTGTAACCAGCACCACAATCTGCACGAGCCATTTAATATTAATCGTGATAGCAAGGTCATCATTCAGGTTTGCCATCTATATCAAACTCCGTTGTGTCTGGTGGTAATTCTGTTTTAATTCCAATTCTTTCTTCAAACTTATTTACAGCAGGCTCTAGCGTGCCTTTTGCATCCGCAATTACAATCACAATCGCAGTCGCGCATAATGCATAAAAAAATGTCATTTTTTTCCATCTCTTAATCTCATAATCTCTACTTCAATTCTTCTAATTTTTTCATCTTGTCTAACATCGCTTGGTATTGGCAGATCTTGCATCGCTTTCATTTCTTCAATAGAGGTCTCATTCCCTTGCGCTTGATGCTCTAAAAAACTAATTCTAGTATTTAGTTGTCCATAGCCCCAGACCATTGCAGAAATAAAACCCACCGCTTGTATTAACATCGGAAGACTAATATTGAAACTAGAATTTTCTCCTATAGGTTGCTTATTTGTCATAATAACACATAAAATAAATAGCAGTCGCAAACACACAGAGTGCTATTGCCTGTAAAGCTATTTCATTCATTTTTTGGTCTTGGTCTTGGCTTTGGCTTTTTATTAATAACAATACTTTTAGTATAAACAGGTTTTATATGCGGTCTTGTTTCCCAGTATCTATAATCATCTGTATTCCAACCAATCGCTATTGCATTTGGATAATATCTATGTGCAAAAGCATCTGATCTATACACCTTGATCACCCTGCCACTATCAGAATAAGTTATAACCTCAGATGGTACAGGTTCGCCCATATCGCCACTAAGAGCATAGCCTAAAATTAATCCTAGCATAAACTGTATCATCAATTACTACCGTTGTTTATGCGTTGTGCATCTATATAAAGTTTATTAAAATCCATTGCTGTAGAATCAAGCTGTAGCTGGATCAGTTTAAATAAGCTATCCACTTCAAATGCGTTTCTTGTTACCTCTGCATTTAATTCATCTCTGGTTTTCCCAAAGTAAAATTCATCTGCACAACTAATAGCTGTAAAGACAAAAGCAAGAGTAAATGCAATGATTACCAGCACATTGACCGCTTTGTCAAAGTTTGCAAATTGGCTTAATTTTTTACGCATTTTCTAAAGCTTCTACTTTTGCTGATAGTTCTTGAACTGCTTTAATTAGTGGTGCTATTAAGTCATTATAATTAAGACCATATTCTCCATCTTTATCGCCAAATACAGAATCTTTAAGTTTTCCATCTTTTAAATCTTGGGCTATTAGTCCATAATGTTTTTTATTATAATCATCATGTGTTTCTTCAAGATTTTTTATATTATAAGATTTTGGCTTTAATGTATTAACAAAGTCAATACCTAAATCACAATCTTTTATATTTTCTTTCTTTGTTTCATCTGATACAACAACAGAATTTGCTGTATATAAAACTGATACTTGCCTTGCACTGCTTCCAATGTTGTAAGTATTATCAGCTTCAGGAATAATACTACCAGCTGCTGGAATATTCCATCTCGCTGTAGCAGCTGAAGTTCCGCTATTAGTTTTGAAAACAATTCTGCCTGGCATATCGTTACCACCTGGAGTTCCATCTACCTCAACATCTATACTTGCAGCTACTGTATTAATATCAGTACCATCAGCACCACAAAAGAACAAAGCACCAAGCCTATCACCATCGGCAGCAACAGTAGACGAACCATCTGAAGTACCTCTACTTCTTCCAAAAAATATTATTGGTGCAGCTCCAGATGATGTTCCTGTATTCCCCACTAATGACATTGAAGAAGTATCGTAAGATGTTCCTTCAACTTGGAATTGTGAACTAACTCCTGACATTTCTCTTATAGCTCCACTTCCTACTAAAACTCTGCCATCAGATTTAAATGTAGTTGATTGTGAGCCATTAGTATATACTCTTAAATCACCGCCATGTCCACTTGAAGAAATACCTGTATCAGCACCTGCTAAGGCTGTTCCTGTAAAATATATTCCACCTGTTGATTTTACAACACTATCAGATTCAAGTGTAAGGTGTTCAGTCATTGTTCCTGCCTTCATTGTTCTAAAAGTTATAGAACCATCTTCAGTTGTATCACTATTATCTACGATGTTTGCCCTTATATCTGCATAGGTTGTTGCTTCTGAGGCACTATTATTAGCAACGAAAGCTGTGGTGTGTATTAACTGACCATCTGTGCTTCTATCACTATAGAATTGTGCATAAGTATCATCTCCAGTTGGAGCATCTACTTTAAACTGTCCAGTAATTTTTGTTTGTGCGCTTGTAACCTCTATTCTTTCAGCTCCACCAGTTGCAAATCTTAATGTATTAGCAGTTCCTCTGTACATTCCTGTATCTGTATCTGAGTTAAATGAATAGGTTGGTGTACTTGCTGAACCTGCTGAATCATTAATTGCGAATTTTCCTTCACCATAATGGTATATATCTCCTGTGCCACCTGAAGAACCAAATTGAACATCGCCATTTGCTTTAATTCTAAGTCTTTCAATTAAACTGCCAGAAGGTGCTGTTCTGAATACAAATTCCCCATCATCTTTGTTTGTTGTATCTGAACCACTAACAATTAGCATATCACCTACTGAAGTCCCATTCCATTTACCAACTATTCCCATAATTGTAGAATCAGCACTACTTCTATTAGCATCACCATCAATTTGAGAACCAGAATTTCCTGTATTTTTCATTAACATTGTTGTTGATGTAGCTGACTCTAAATGTAGTTGATTTGACGGATCGTTCGTACCAATACCAGTACGACCTCCTCCTTTTACTGAAAATAAATCATTTGCATCTTTGTCTTGTACTCTTAATGAATAATCTGCATTATCAGCACCACCTTTGACAAACGCTCCCCAGCCTGTTGCTGATGTATTAGTAAACGATCCTATATATGCACTACCTGTTGAACCTGAAACAGTCAATGTACTTGCCATATCTACAGCACCATCAATATCTACTACATCTAAGTTAGCTGTACCATCTACATCTATATCGCCAGAAATATCCAAAGACGTTGCTTCAATCTCACCACTTGCTTTCATCGTTACGCCATCACCACCAGCAACTCTAAATATTATTTCATCATCTGTACTAAATTTGATTTGATTGTCTGCATCTCTACCAGCTACTAAACTTGCGTTCAATATTGATGTTAATCCAGTTTGTGAAGCATCTACTGCAAAATCTATATTGTCGTTTGTTGTATCATAAGTAACAGTAATTCCACTTTCAGTATTACTGCTGACCATATTTGTTCCGACTGTATCTCTAATATATGTGGCTAACGCTACGCTTTCTACTGTTATTGCATCAGCTTCTAAAGTTCCATCTACATCTACATTACCAGATATATCAAGCGATCCAAAAGCACCAACACCAGTTGTTGTTATATTGCTTGAGCCAGTATCTATTGTGCCAAATCCGCTTGTAATACTTCCTGAATTTAATGCTCCAGTTGTAACAATATTTGAGCCACCAACATTATGACTTGCGAAATATGTAGAAACTGTATCTACATTTGTCATTCGCATTGTACCGCCATCGTTGATTAAAATACCATCTCCAGATGCTACAGCAGTTGTGCCTCTAGCTGTTCCCCCATCAATTAAATTTATTTCTTCTGGAGTTGCTGAGATTGCAGTTGTTGTAGCTGCTGCCAAGACTGGAATATATCCGCCTTGATTGATTAAATATTGCGTATGATCAGAAGTAGGATCTACTATGCTCAAAGTTGTTTCGCTTGAATCGGCAGTTGCCCCTTCAAATACAATCGCATTTTGAGCATTCATTGTTACCGTATCTACTGTAGTTGTAGTTCCAGCTACGCTTAAATTTGGTACTCTTAAAGTTTCGGTGCTTGGATTATAATAAAGTGAACCAGTATCGTCTAATAAAGCATTTGATTCATCATTAAAGACTACAGGGAAATTTGTATTTGCTGTGCTATTAGTAACCGTAACCGTAGTTGCTAAAGTTGCCGTATCAGCATTACCAGTTACCGCACCAGTAATTGGTCCAGCAAAAGCATCTGCTGTAACCGTTCCATCAAAGAAAGCATCTTTAAATTCATTATCAGACTTACCAAGATCAATTATGTTATCTGAACCTGGATATAAAGCACCATCTTCAAGGATTAATTGTTTTTCATTCCCTGCGTAAAAATTAATTTTATCAGCATCTTCAAAATCTATTTTAGTCTGATCATCTTCACCGATCTTAATATCAGTTGCTAGTAGTGAAGTGATCCCTGTTTGTGCTGCATCTACTGAAAGATCAACGGTGTTATCACTATCTTGGAATGTTACCGTTATTCCGCTTTCGGTATTGCTAGAGAACATTCCTCCAGCTTGGTCTGTAATATATTCAGCTAATGTCGTTCCATCAACGGTGATTGCATCGGCTTCTAATGTGCCGTCTATATCCGCATCTCCAGAGATGTCTAAACTTGTGGCATCTACTTCACCCGCTACTGTTACAACACCGCTAGTAAGGGTGATTAGATCCGTATCTCCTGTATGGCCTATTGTCGTTCCGTCAATAGCTATATTATCAACTGTTAATGCCGTAAGTGTTCCCAGGCTTGTAACATTTCCCTGGGCTGCTGTGTTTAATGTTCCAGCAAAAAGTGTAGAAGTCAAAAGACCGCTAGAGGGATTGTATGTTAATCCTGTATCTGATTCAGCACCTTGCGAGCCTGTCGCTCCATCAACAAAGATTGGATAAACCGTTTCATCAGAGGAATTATTAGCGGAAACCGTAATGTTATCTGCTGTACCAGTTGTATCTTGATTAAGTGTGCCAATTACAAAGTCTAAAGTATTATCACTATCTTCGTATGTAACTGTGATGTTGGTTTCTGTATTAGAGCCTACCATCGCTCCGACAGTATCGGCTATGTATTCATTTAAAGCCGTACCATCCACCGTATAAGCATCGGCTTCCATTGTTCCGTCAATATCAGCATTACCGCTAATATCTAATGAGGCAAAAGTTCCTACGCCTGTCGTGGTTATATTTTCATCTCCGAAGCTTATTGTGCCTGAGGAATCGGTTATTGAGCCGTTGGCAATCGTTACATTTCCGATAGTAGAACCTGATACCTGGCTTGAAGTCTGAGCAAAGGTTACTCCGCCACCGTCAGCGATGGTCATGGCTAAATCACCATCGGTGTAGTCTATTGTTGCTGTTTCGATTGATCCTGCGACATTAAAATCACCGCTAGAATCGATAGCTGCTAATGTGCTGGAGGCATCTTTAAATGATATGTCTCCGCCATCTGCGTTAAATTCTATATCCCCTGCTACATCTACGGTTAAATTACCGCTTGCGACATCGATTTCAGTCGCATCTGAAAAATAGAGGTCTCCCTCTAGGTATAAATCTTGCCAAGCATAGCTAGACGAACCAATATCATAGGTGTCATCTGCTGCTGGAATTAAGTTTGAATCGATTGATCCTGTGATAGTAACCGTATCACCAGAAGCATCTCCTAGATCTACGTTGCCAGTAAGTGATACATTTGCTGCTGTAACCGTTCCTGTAGCGGTAATGTGCCGAAATCCTGTAATATCTTTATTAGAATCGACAACGACAGCTTTACTAGCTGCAACCGTTCCTGCGGTCACATCGCTTGAATTTGCTCTGGATACTGCGCTGTCAATCTGAGCGCCAGTATAATCTGAATTGTAATTAGCCATTTATGTTCCCCTGTTAATAGACTTCAATTAAAGAGGATTAGACTACACTTAAATCTTTTGACCGTTAGCCATGCGCTTGCAGTCAGATTGAGCCTTAAACTCTTTTCCTGGCCAGCCGTTCCCTTTAAGTTTGAATAAAGGCCCACTCATAAGTTTTTTTAAATTCGTGTTACCACATTCACAAGTAGCAGTCTCATCTACTTTAGTCATTATCTCAAATGTGTCTTCGCATTTACTGCATTCATAATCGAAAGTTCTAAACATCACCATTTAACCTTTGCAGCCCAATATGCTGCGCTCATCTTGCCTTTAGCTATATTCTTGCGATGTCTAGCTAAAAATGATTTACGTCTAGCTCTTTGTGCTTTTGATCTTGGATTCTTACCAGCACCACGCACCCCCTGTTGACCAAAGCGAATCAATTTTACTTTAGATCCTGACTTTGCTAAAACTGCGTGACTTTTTGTTTTGTGTTTTGGTGTTCTTTTTGGCTTATTGTAACCAGAAAAACGCACACCTCTATAATTTATGGCCATTTATCTACCGACAAGCCTTTGTGCGGTTCTATGACTTTGTGTAAAAGTTCTACCTTTACGCATCTCAGTAGCCATTTTTGATAAATGCCTTTTAGTGTGATGCGTTTTGTGCCTTTGCATTTGGCTTTTTTGTCTTGATGTTAAGCCTTTTAGATTTATGCCTTTTAGATTTGTAGCCATTTATATATTACCCTGGATTTAAAAAAAGGAATGGGGGCTAATAAAAGCCCCCATATAACTCCTATTAGTGATTAAGGATTCTTGAACTCTTGGATTCTACCCTCAAAAACTGTAACTGCTCCGTAAAGCATATCGCAAACGACTTTAGTTCCTAAGAAGTCCACGCTGTATTCAGCTTGTACTCTTGGTTCTAGTTGTCGAGCTGCTGAAACGGCAGATGGATGAAAAATGTATCCAACTTCCACTCCAGTAGACGTTGATGCTCCCATTACTGTAGAATGGAGAACAGGCATACCGTAAAGCATACCGATTTGACCATTCTTCAATCCAGAAGGACCTGCGCCCATCTTAGAAGCATCTACGAAGTCGCTGATTCCAAGCATTGCAGTATACAATGCAGGAGAAACAACAAAATTACACTCATTCGTGTCTACATCAGCTTCCATCAAAGTCTTCATTCCGCCTCTGATTTCTGCTGCTGTGATTGTGTTGTCGCCAGCTAAAGCTGTACTGTTTGTAGTTGCTGCTTCAACTTTAGATTCGATATACGCATCATAAGTCTTAGCAAGCGCGTACGCCATTCCAGATACTTCTTTTTCAAAAAGACCTGGGATTGCTTGTACAGATGCTATGTCTTCAACGAGTTTTGCAGCGTAACGATGCTGGTCGATCGTAAGATCGGCCTTTGCGTGCGTTCCTGCTGCGTAAGTTACGAGTGTTTCTGCTGCTTTAGCGGCATCACTTACCTCTGTTAATTTAGGGATATGATATGTATCACCTTTGTTACCCTTAACAAGACCGTTTAAAGATGTGTCTACACATTGTTCGAACACAAGATTGCGTTCCATATATGCTTTGACTCCATCAGTCCAAATTTCAGGTATAAAATTCAGTTGTTATCGTAGTGGCTTTTTATCCTCTACTTCTTTAGGTTTCCCTAAAGTTCGGCATATCTTTTCAACTTTCGTTGTCGAGGCCTCTTGGATACATTATATCTTTTCAGTATCTATGCTCTGCCCCTGACTGATCTTAGACCAGCCTTCGGTTCTGATTAGCTTATCTTACGACTTAGCCTTCCAGCTTAATTCCTCGATTTAACGCTGCCAATTTTATCTAGCAGCGGTGGTAGTGGTAACCGATGCGCCAGAAAAATTTTCTGATAATGCCATAGTGGTTATCTACTTTCCACGCTATTTTTTAGCGTAATTTGAAAGAACCTTACCCCAATTCCTTTGCCTCTCGTCTTTGTTCATTTCCGCGAACGGATTGACAGAGCGATCTGGCATTGGTGTAGAATATGATTCATTCGTTTTAACTTTCTGATTAAATGATCGAGTTACGAATTTCTGCAACTTTTCAGTTGGTAGATCAATCGCAAATTCTCGATCCTCGTCAGATAACTGATTAAGAAGGTCTTTTCGTACAGATTCTTTAATCTGCTGACCTTCTTCCGCCTGAGATTTGTACTCGTCTCGTTCTGACTTGTACTTGGTAGCTAGATCCTGCCACTCGTTGTTCTTCTGCATCTCTGCTTCGGCTTTTGCATCGAGTTGATCTTGCAATTCCTTTACCTTTGCTTCAGCTTCCTGGCGCTGGTGTCTGTATTTTTTCGCATCTGCGATAAGCTGTCCAACATCAGCGCTGCTGTCGGTACTTTCTTGAACATTACCTTGTTCTACAGGTTGCTCTTCCTGAGCGACTACTTTAGAGTCCGTTTCCATAATTTCTCCTATATGGTGTATACCTTATAACCCATGCCGTTCCTTCTTAATTCCTTAGTAAAGCTTTTGACTACTTCTTGTGCCATTTCTTTACCAATCATCTTTTGCTCGGCAGGGGGCGTAGGGCTTTTTTTGGTTGTTGTAAATCTTCGTGCAAAACTACCGTCTTTTCTTTGCTTTTTTCTGTCTCCTTGAAAATCCATACGCTCTGCCATAGAACCTTTGCGTGTTTCATCTCCTTTTATTCCATATTTAAATCCATTTTTATCTGCACTTATAAACTCAAATGATCTTTTCATCTCTCCTGATAAAGTCAAATTGACATTTGCACTACCACCTTGCTTCATTTTTTGTTTTTTGTAGGCTGGTGTATACGCTTTAAATGGCCTACCATGTTGGTCTAGTCCTTTTTTAAAGATAGAACGCTTATGTCTTTTTGCTACACTTTTACCTAATGCAGTAAAAAACTCCTTACTAAAAGAAAATGCTTTTTGAAAATTAATCATCCGTAATACTCTTCTAATGTTTTTGGCACTTTAAATGCCCTGCCTTTCTTCTTTGCCTTATCCTGCATACCTTGATAGGCTACTTTAGCTCTTTGCTGTATGTCCTTATTTTGCGTTTTAGGTGACAATGCGACCCATTGATGCCTACAATTAAAGCCACCACCATCTCGTAAAGCGCCTGGATATTTAGATTCTACTTGTTTTTGTGTCATCCCACCTTCTTTCAACATTCGAATACAGACAGGTCTGGTCTTAGAATCCATTGGACCTTGATAAATCAGGCGTTGCTCTGGATTGTCCTCTAGCTGTAAAAGCGTAAGCGATCTAGAGTAAGTAGCCATTGAGGTCGTGATAATCGTGTCTACTTGATACGGTTTGATCGATAGGTCTCGCAGTAGCATTGCCCTAATGTCTTTTTGAGGCATTCTTTGCAGAACGCCTTGCACTAGAGATAGCCTGACCCTTTCTCCAATATCATTTGCGTATCTTAAAATAGATGCCTGCTGCATTCTGCGAAGCGCTACTAATTGTGGTTCTGATACTTGACCAAAGAAGACTGCATCGTCAAGTAGTGTGTCGAATGACATCATTAAGCGATTGACCGCTTTTTGCATTTGGAGGTCAATTAACCAGTAATCAACCATAGTGATACCGCCTAGAATAATCAGTATCTCTTCTGTGGATAGCCCCTGCTCCCTTAAATTTTCTACATCTTCTGTGAATTGGTTTTGAGCCTCGGTAAGTCTTGACTCAAAATCCGCGACCGCTTGGTCGATCGTGCTGGATAAAGGCATTAGCTTTGCAGTCTATCTAAAAGCCTATTCCCTGATCCTTCGGAGTCGTCTACTTCTTCGAGTAGCTTTTCAGCATCCTCTGGTAGCATATCTGGATTCTTTAACATAAGATACGACTTGCGCGTAGCGAGCTTGTTCTGGAATAACCAAGAAAACATCTCGCGTTCTTCTGACGGTGATAGAATTTGTGGCTCTTCAAAGTCTACTAGATAGTCTGCACTTAATTTTTGACCTGTCTGCACTTCAATGATCCTGCGGTCAATATCATAGCGCTTATGCTCCCACGCTCTCCAAGTGTCTTCAATATTAGCTTGCACCTCGGAGTAGTTGTCAATCTCTTGTACTCTCAAGGCTTCTGCTGATTCTGCGTTACCATGAGAATCAATAAACTTTACCCTTAGTTGATTGTTGTTTAGGGTGGTTTCTACAAGATATTTAGCACCTTTGATTAAATCCTCAATACTAGCGCTCGGTCCTGTGACACCAAAGTTAGCGCCCTCTGGTAAATAAAGTATCTTATCGACACCCATAGAAATGCGTGAGCGATCATCTACGCCAGTTACAAACTTGACACCAATAGCACCCAGCCTAATGCACAACGATATTTCCATAGCCGCTACCGAAAGCGCTAAGTCTGCATTAACCACATCACTAGCATCTCCAACCCAAAAGTCTCGGATTGGAGAGTAGCGATGGCAGAAGGATACTGGTAAAATGCCGTAGGGATTGACATCCCCTTCATTAAATGAAAACTTGTCGCCATGAGAATCAATACCAAAGTGTTTACCAGGCATACCATCTCTGTCGGCTGTCCAGACAATAAATTCTTGTTTTGTGAGTTTAGACATTCCCTCGTTCTCGATTGCATAGATCACACCAAAAGGTTCTTTTTCTCCTGGCAGGAACAACGGTTCAAAGAATGGGAGTAATTCGTACTCGACCTTGTTGCGCTTGTCGTTCCATAGACTACGGTAGGCCATCGTGCCTAATAAAAATGTAGTCTGCTCTAATTGCCTACGCTTAGAATTAAGGTCTTGTAGGTCGGCAAGTTCACTATAGCGTGGGTCTGCGCTAATACGAGGTGGTCGTTTATAGGCCTGTCCTCTAGCCTTGCATACGCGCCTTGTTAGGTTTTGCGTGTACGTTGGAACTTGCTGTAGGCTTTCTGAGCCAAAGTATTCTCCTACATAGTCCTTAATGTTAAACCCTTCGTAAAAATCCAAAAGGTACTCACGCTCTTTGGTGCGCCTTGTTTCTATATTGTTTAGATAATCTGCTAAACTATCTATTATAAGCTGTTCTGAAAGATCTTGTATTATCACCAGTCTATTACTCCTGCGGTTCTACTTTTAATTGGAAAAAGATTACACCAGAAATATCTACTGGCATCGCAGGCGTGGTCATTCAGTCCATCTTTTAGAGGTTCTTCTTTAAGTCTTTGGTCTTTCTTCTTCTCTGGGTAGCGGTAATTCTCGTAGCTCGAAATAAACTTTTCTGCTCTAGGGTCTGCGTAAAAGTGGGTATTTCCAGCAGCATCCTCAAACCAAGTACGCATATGACTAATGCCGTTTGGAATGTTACGAGAGACCTTATCTCTTCTGTAATCGACATTGATTCCTTTCTTTCTAAAAATCTCTATATCTCCAATTCCGCTCTGTGCTTGCACTCCCCCTCCTGCTGGATCGCCAAAATATCGGATAATTGGGTAGCTTTTTGCTCTAATCTTGTCTGCAAAGTCTTCGGTTTTAATGTTTTCTTCCCAAACTTCATCTATGAGGAATACTTTATCTTTATTTGGGTGTTGTTCGACTTGAAAAAATCCTGCTGCACTTGTGCGGTATCCAAAGTCGATACCCACATAGGTAGGAAGATCTGGGTTATACTTGAGTTTTTGGATGTGTATGGTGCGATCAAACGGAAACACCCTCCCTGAAAAGCTGGTGAATTGCGCTCCGAACTCTTGTTGCCATGTTTCATAAGTTAATGTCTTCTTTAATTCTTCAATGTCATCTTTGAAATACGGAGACTCCCAGCTTGGGTGCTGCCAGGAATCCCAGTCTGGAAACTCTTCTGACTTTCCGCGTTGCCATAAATCATATATCCAGTTGTATCCTTCTGGTGTTGTGGTAAAGAGCGCCCAGCCTTGTTTGTCGGCTAGTGTTGGTCTGAGATACTGCTCCCATACGATTTTCCTTATCTTTGCTGCTTCTTCTACTACTAAGTGGTCTATGCCATCTCCTACTAATGACTCAGGCCTGTCTGCTGACTTGACCGATACTTCGCTGTTTAAACCAGCTAGTTTCATATAATGTACCGCACCGCTAATCTCTTTTTTGTATGCGATCGGAAGTCTAAGCTTTGTAATAACATCAACCTTGATCTCTCGCATGATTTTATCTGCTAAATCAAGTGTTGGACCAACTATCCATGTCCGAGTATTCGGAGTCAATATGTATGGCAAAACTTCTTTAGCCGCAGAATAACTTTTTCCTGATCTTCGGCCTTGCACATTCACCCTAAACCTTGCGGACGAATTATGCACCGATAACTGATTAGGGCTAGGCGAGTACTCTAGGGCTTTCCAAAGCTTCTGTTTGTTTAATACTTTTCTTTTCAATGGGTGAATCTTCGTAGCCACATTCTTTGAGTAATCCCTCAAGATTGCCTACTAGTTCCAGTTCATTACGGTCTGATTGACCTAAATATTGTTTTCCTAAAAATATTAACATTGCATTTGAGCCTTGCTCGGCAGTCTTCCATTGAAGCTGACGTAGCTTGATCTTCATGCTTTCTCTACCGCGCTCAAGCTCTGGCTTGAAGCGTGTGCGAATAGTTTGCTCATCGCAATTATGAAGCTTTGCTATTTCTACTGTAGAACAACCGAAGCTTGCAAGCATTTCTACTTTTTCAGCATCGATGTCTAGCTTGGGTCTGCCTCGTTTTTTCTTTTTATCCATAAGATTCCTATAGTCTTTCAAAAACTATTGATTAGACTACATCAAATAGAACCCAACACTTGCGTATGGCTCTACGCCAGTAGGTTTTGGCTGATGATTCGGATATTTCCAGGCTTTCTGCTATGAGTGGAAAGCTGTGCGATTTTAAACGCATCTTGAAGACCTGAAGTTCACGCTCGGATAGATTGTCGTAGGCCTCATGGGCTGAAAGCTGCCAATGGCGCATATGTGGCTCGATGAGTCCAGAGCGGAAGATTGCTAGTTTGCGAAAGAACTCGTCACCGAGGTCGATGGATTCGATCAGTCTTTCGTAGTCATCTTCGGTGATTATTGGCCAGTCCATTATTGTAACATATGTTAGTGCTTAAAAATAAAAAAAAAATTTTACACGCGAAGTATGTCGCAGGCAAAAATCTGTCCTTGTGGTTCGGCTTTATTGTGATTAAAAAGGCCAGATTTAATTTCAAATCGAATCATTTGTTCTCATACCATTGAGGTAATAATATGCAATCGGTAGTTAATACGCAAATTTAAACGTGAAAATCATAAATACATTTAAATCGGTTAACTACATTTGATCGGACGCGCTCAAAAAAAACATATATAAAAGGTATTATATATAATTAATGTAAAATAAAGTGTTGCATATATTAATAATATTGTTTAATATTTAACTATCATGCATAATTAAATGAAAGGAATTGACATGAAACTTGAAGTAACTGAATCAATGTTTATAGACGCTTTTAAACAGAGCGATACAAGAAAAACACAATTTTCATACTATGGATTAAAGGCTTTATTTGAATATTTAGAAGAACTTGAAGACAGTACAGGACAGACTATGGACTTTGATATGATAGCTATCTGTTGTGAATTTACAGAATACGACAACCTAAAAGAATATAATAATGACTACGGCAAAGAATGTAAAGAAATAGAAGAAATTGCAGCAGATACTGAATTAATTAAAATTGATGATGAGAGGTTTATCATATTACAATATTAAAAAGGATCAATAAAATAAGGAATAAAACAATGAAATACGAATACAAAACAATACAAATAAACACTCTTAAAGGAATAAAACAAGCCGAGAAACTACATAAATCTAATGAGTGGAAACAAATTAACGTAGGATTGGAAACAATAACCTATGAAAGGAAAAACAAATAATGAAATATGTAAAAATAAAAAATCTTAATTATGACTATCAACACTACATTGAAGAAGAAAACCTATTTTGTGTTGCCTATTTTGGCTATAAAGCGACTAAGCAGCAAAGAAGTAAATTAAATTATATATGGAATCAATTATTAAAACAATATAAAAGCAATTAAACAAGCATTAAAAGAACATAAAGGGAAATAAAATGGACAAACTTAGACTATTTCAAGAGTTTATTACGCTAGTATTTATTATATGTACATGGCTATTTATAATGGTTTTTTTCAACATTTAAACAAAGATCTATATGCGATTATTTATTATAAAACTATTAATTAAAATACTATATCCAAGAGCTAAAAATATTACTATTGCTTGGAATAATGGCTTAAAAGTTAAAACCTATTATTAATAACTGATCTTTATATTATTTAACAAAGGGTAATAACTGATCTTTATATTTAAGATGGCAGGGTCATTTATATTTTTAGAGACAGGGTCAAAAGATTTTTAATAACAATGAAAGGAAAAAGTAAAATGATACACGAACATACAAATGATATGTACA